CCAGAATGACCAAATTGAGCCATAGATCTACCGGGAGACATACCTCTTCTACTACTAGAGGGTGATTTATAATCTCCTCCACCTGGTGATTTTTTTCCACCAGAATCAGCTCCACCACCTTGAAGACCTATACGTCCTCCGTCTTGTAACATCTGTTTTGCCTGTTGTGCTCTAGTTATCGCCATCGTACTATTCTATTTTGTTTCTCCAAATAAATCAAGACTTGGCATTACGACATTTACGTCTTGAGCCATGTCTTCTTCCTTATAACCTTTAGCTTCCCAGTCTTTTCTCTCCTTAAAAAGCTCTCCAGTTTCTTTGTGTCTATACGTTGTTTCTACTTTTGTTGGTTTTATTACTTCCATTATGTTGTTACCTCTCTTGGCTGTATTTCTAATATAGAGGCTATGACGTGCAGCTCGTTCGCGTCAGCAGCTTGTACTTTTAATACCTCACTTTCTTCCATAATTAAAGGTTGAGATAAAAGTTCTGTTGTTGCTTTAGACGCTACAGCTTTATCCTTAAATAAATTAAATATAGCGCTGCTAGCATTTACCAAAGTTATGGTTATCGTGCTTCCTGATCCGGCGTCCTCGGATACTAACAATGATTTTACCACCGCTGTTCTTGCAGTAGGAACAGTGTATAAACTTGTTAAGTCTGTAGTTGTTAGATCTGTTTTTTTATTTATAAAACTATTAGCCATTATTGCATAAAGAAGTTAAATGCTTCTACCTCATCTTTTAAATCTTGTTGATATGTTGTATTAAGTTTTTCTATAACACCATCTAAATCTCTAGTCTGTGCCTCAGCAACGGTGTAGTCATATTCTTTAGCTGGTCTTGTTAATACTTGCGTTATCTTTGCCATTATCTTCTTCCATCCGGTTGTATGTCTAATCTAAAAGTTCCTAACTTCCAACTTTGGTCCACTGCTGTGTTTTCTATTTTTAAAGCTATGGCTCTAGCTCTAGCTCTAGTATCAACTTTTTTGGTTGCTGAAGTTATATCAAATGGACCAAGAGAAGAACTTGCTTGACTATCATTAGGAAAATCTCTTAACTGTAAAGTAATTCTTGTTGACCCTGACTGAGATATAAAATCAGGTATAAATCTTCTTATCTTCATTAAGAACTCACCATCTCCTCTAAAGTCAGCTGTACCTGAAACAGATCCTCCTTGCGTTCTTTGAGTAATATCAAAATCTCCAGACACTATGTTTGAAGTAATTGCAGTTATAGTTCCGTTTCTATTTTGATCTGTACCTGTTTCGTGTTCATAATAACTTGTTCTACCTTCAGTATTTCCTATAACATCAAAAGAGGTATCAGTGCTTGCGTCATACTCTAAGGCATGAGGTTTTCCAAATACTGCAGAGTCTTTCCACATCGTTCTAGCTAATGTTCCTATGGTCCACACTGGTCTTTGTGGTGAAGAATCAAAAAAATTATATGTAACTTGTTTGTCAATAACGTTTGATGTTGCTGATGGATAGTACCAAATAACTTCTCCAAACAAATTATTTAATCCTGCAGATACCATTTGGTTACCTGAAGCTAAATTAATATCATTGTAAACATGGTCTTCTACCAAACAAGGTAATGATTCTAGTCTACCACCATATCTAAAAAAACCATTTTCTGACATCCAATATGCAGCACCATCAACTTCAACGCATGCGTTCTGTCCAACAAGTCCGCAGTTAGTTCCTGCTTGTGCAAATGCAAACGTAAACGGTTGACCAACAAAACGTTGTGTAAATAAGGCTGTGTCAGTCCAAACATAGATTGCATCTCTACCTCTAATGGCTCCTCTGATCTGTGATCCATCGGCCAGTCTTTGTGTACCAGCTGTATTGGTTGCTGTCGGTGCATATGTATTAATATCCTCTTGGTCAGAAAATCTTATAAACATATCGTCTTGTGTAGAGGCATCACCAATGGTTGTTTCTGTTCCATAAAAAACTAAGTGTCTATCAGGTGTTGACACAACCATGTGCCTAGATGCAGTAGGTGCACCACTTATAATTGTAGCTCTTGTTTCTGTTGCATTTCCTAAACTAGAATCCCATTCAAAACATGAGCTATCGTGAATTAAACAAATTGCTTTATCACCAAAATTATCAATAGACCACATACCTGGATCAAGTGCAAGACCTTCAGCTGTCTGTTCATTCCATGCAGCATAGTCTGTGGCATTAGTAACAGTAACACCATCACTGTGAGACGCAGCTGTGGTTCCTCTAGCACCTCTTGTTACACCTGTTAGAGTATTGCTACTCACACCTGTGTATTGAATCATTTCTGTTCCGATCAAAACAAAGTTAGTTCCTGTGCTTGGAAACTGAGCTGCATTTGTTAAGACTATTGTGGTCGTAGAAGAATTAATCGCTCCGTTTAAAGTGGTTGTTACAGCTCCAGTATCTTCACCACCATATGTACCTAAGCCCCAACCAAAACCTTTTTCTTGCACAGCAGATCCAACTGGAAAATAATGTTGAACTCTAATACCTCCAGATGTTGTTGCGCCAGAACCTGATTCATTTGATGGCATTGTTATAGTTAAAGTTGTTCCGCTAGGGACAGAAGTAACCATAAATTTTTTATCATTAAAATCAGAAGCTCCAAAATTAGAACCTGTTATGGCTGTAAAATTATCTAATAAAATAATGTCTTGTGGATTTATACCATGAGCTGTTGAAAAAGTTAACGTTACAACAGCTGATCCGTTAGTCGTAGTAAAAGCACTTGTTAAAGTAGTTGTGGTTTTAATAGGGTGTATGTCATAAAATACGTTACCAGAAAAAGCATACAGTACTCTGTTAGTGCCAATAATAGCATATCTTCTACCAGCACTATTTACATAATGATGTAATCCTCTTCCTGCACCAGTTAATTCATTAGAGTTTAGTGGCCCTAATTGATTCCAACCACCTATTTTTTCAGGTATTCCGTATCTAAATCTTACATTATCACAATCAACCCATTGACCTTCAGCCCCTGTAGGTGTGATTTGTTTATTAATACCTGGTTGAAATCCTATCTTTTGTAGCATAGTAAATCACTATATCTTGAGATTTGTCTAAAATCTACTGTAAATATTGTATTTTAAAGCTTGCATTTAACGCAACATGGTTGTTGTCGTCTACAGTCCCATCTTTAAAATTAATTAATGGCAGGTACATTATCCCACCTTTAGCATAATTACAATGTTTAGGTATGTTAATTTTATAGGGTTTTATGCTCCAATCTACACTAGGATGACATAACCAATAAAGTTTTTTATCACAATACCAGGTAAATTTTGCATTCTTATTGACATGATTATTTAACAACAAATAAAAAAATTTGTATACTCTTACATTATCAGGATCCTTAAACATTTCTGTAGGAGCATCATCAAAAAATATTGTATCAAATTTACCTAATTTATTTAAAACGTTTTGCCAATAACCTTTTACAATATGCACTTTGTGTTTCTGTTTCTTGCTCCATGATTCTAGTTCCTTGATTTGATTTGGCTCAATAATGGTATGTGATTTTATATCATATTTTTGTATTTCGTTTGCAGAATAACCTAATCCAAAACCTATCTCTAATACACGACCTTTTGGTTTTACATGCTGTACTAATTTTTTCATGTATGGTTTCTCCCACTCCATCATGACTTGATAATGTATTTTAGGATCATAAAGAATTTCTTTATTCTCTATGTCTCTACCTTTAATATACCCAGCTGACATAAGTGTATCGTGTGCCTTTTGTAACTGGTTTTACTTTGTGTGGATATAAAAAGTTAGATGGAAATATTATAAGATCTCCTTTGTCAAATACATATTCTTTATTTTTAAACATAACAAACTCACCACCTGAATAGTTATCATTCAATGCACCTATAACAGACAAGGTTGGTATACCTCTTTTCTCTCCTTCAAATAAATCTGTAATGTGATCACAATGTTCTTTCATCAATGTGCCTTTTTCATACTTATTATATTTAAGATTAGAATGTCCTGACCAACCTGAGAACCAAGGAAATTTATAATGTTCTATGTATTGACCAATACTTTGCCAAACACGTATCATAATTTCATCATGTGATTCAATTGGATCTCCAGTAAACTGTAATTCTTTATCTCCACTTAAAGCATTATGTTCTTTTGTTTGATGATTGTAAAATTTATGTTGGGACCAGTTTGCAGATTTTAATTCTTTTATGGCTTTATCACAAAGTTTGTCAGGCACTGCATCTTTTATTATGACAACGTAATCTTCTAATTTTTTTTTCATCTGTAATTTATATTAATATTAATCCTAACATGCTCATCGGTTTGTGCAACTGAGCAATGAGGTATTTGTCCGTTAAATAAAACCATGGTGTTTTCTATAGAGGGAGCTCTCTCTTTATTTTTAAATAATGTATATCCATTATTTGTGTTAATAGAGAATAAGGCAACATTGTGTGGCTCTGGTGAATCAGTGTGAAACGCTGTTTTTATGTGTTTTGATTTTTTTGTGTATAAATTTATTTTACATCTCAATAAAGAATTTATATGTAATCTACCTAACAAAGGCATTAGTATACTATTAAAATGTTCTGACATTTGATTTCCGTCTTGATATAACCAATGATAAAATAAACAATCTGCATTATCATTTACATTCGCGGTAGTCTTACTAAAGAACCATGGAAAGTTGGGACTCATGATTGACTTTGTTATACCTTCAAACACTTCTCTTTCTTGTATAAACTTTGGTATTACCTGCATTTTAATGTTAGGCTTGAATCGTTATATCCAATAGTTCCTGTTGGAACAACGTTAAATGCCATAGATATCCTTTCTCCACTTTGTACATTTGGTTCTATTCTGTGAAATACATCTGCAGGAAAAATTAATAAAAGCCCTGGATAAGTTGGAATTAATAATTTTTGTGAATTATAAATATTTTGTTCTTTAAACTCTAATAACCACGTGCTTGTTTTAAAATCTGAAAAAGCAATCTTATCTGTTTCTTCATTTGATTGTATGTAAAATACACCACTAAACATTGAATTAGAATGATTGTGAAAGTCTGAGTAACCATCTTTCTTTGTCTTTGTAAACCAAGAGGTTGTAATTTTAAATTTATCTTTGTGTTGCAAAAACATATTACAATGTGCTTTTATTTCAAAGGTTAATCTTTTATGTAAGAATTTTAAATTAGGATTATCTAATACATGACAGTTTTCAGTCATAGAGGTTGCTTGTGATACATTCTTATATGTTTCATCCTTTACAGCTTTTTTAATTGCTTTCCAATTACTATCATTAAAACGCACCTCTGCTTTTGATAAGACTTTTGAAAATAATGGATATATGACTTTCTCGTTTTCTTTCATTTATAATTCTAATTTTGTTATATTAAATTCACTCCCTATAGTCCCTTTAAAAAATACGTTGAAGGCTAAACTAATACGAATGTTTTTACCTTTCTTACGGTCAACACTGTGTGATAGCCATGATGGAAACAATACAAGTTTACCTGTTGATACAGGCACATACCAAGATGTAGAATTCCATAAGTTATAATCTTTAACAGAAGGTTTTATTTGTTGATAACCTGTCTTGTATAATCTAATTGAATCATATTTTTCATCTGCGCTAACATAAAATACACCCGATACCATAGAGTTTTCATGTTCATGCACATGATGATACTCATCCTCTCTTGCGTAGTTTAACCAAGACATTGTTATGTATGGTTTTACCTTGTCAGTTGTATTTATAACTTCATCAAAATAATTACCTATGTGTTCCATAAAAAACTTTTCTAAGTTTTTTAAAGGTTTACCTTTCAGCACAGACTTACTTGTTGATACAGTATTACCTGTATTTTTTTGTAATAGTTTTGAAACTTTATTCATGTAATTTATTTCTGCTTGAGTAATAGGTCTATCTAAATATGTCTGATAAACAGGTGTTGGAAATATTGCATGTATATATGCACTCTTATATTTTTTACCCCTTTCTGCTTTCTTTATATCTATCTTCATTTATTAACTCTTAACATTAAATTAATCATAAGTAAACCACCCTGTTATTATATACTTCTCTTTAGTTTTACTAATCACACCTCTATGTGTATGTGTAAATTCAGCTGGCCAAATTACTGTAAGTCCTTTCTTACACGGTGTAGTTAAATCTTGATATTTAAAATCTGTGCCAGCTTTTGGTACAGTATTTAAATATGTCATAAAAACTAATTTACGATATGCTGTGTCTTTTGAAGAAGACTCGTGATGCCACTTCTTATATCCTCCTCCAGGTGGATAATATTGTAAATTATAAAAAGTGTTTACATTATAATGTGCACAAGAACACGCTTCACTATATTTATTAACATAAGTCTCTAAACATTTTTGTAACGCGTTTCTGTACTCTCCAAAAGGTGTATTAAAATTTTCGTGAGATATACCTAGTTCAACTGACTCTTTTGTAAGTTTATCTATGATACCTTTTCCATTAACATTAAATAATCCAGGTCCTGACTTATCCCAGTTGTTTTTAAAAAATTTTATAATCTCATCACAAATAGATTCATCAATATAGTATGCACCAATAAAAGAATTAAAAGGTGTACTATACGTTTTTAGTTTTAAATGCGAGTGTGATTCTAGGTTCGATTTCATATTTGTTTGGAGATCTTCCTCTATGTGGTATGCTTGCATCAAAATAAACTAATCTATTTTGCACAAAATCTACTTTCTTAATTTTGTTTTTTTCTTTTATTTCAAAACAACCATCGCCAGATTGTAGTGATTTAGTTATCATTATTAAATATGTTACATCTCCATCATCACGATGAAAGTCGCCATCCATACCACAATGTTGTACATTAAAATAAACTCTTAATACCTCTATTGGTAACCCTTCAACTCTTTGAATCTTTTCACAAAGAAATCTAATTAAATCATTATTTATATCTAAATCGTGATTATAAAATGCATTGCCTTTGCCTTCTTTTGATGAGTGTCCATAGTAATGTGGTAATTTAATAAATAAGTTTCTTAAATATATAAGTAAATCTTCATCTAAAAAATTATCTATATAATAACAATTTTTAATTGGCGGGTTTACAATCATAATATCTTATAATTTATATTTATGTTTCTTCTAAAGAGTGTATCTGTAGAAGTTATTGTTTGGTGCCATTTGTCTGATCTAAAAAAGATAGCTCTGTTTCTTTTACTCTCGGCTATATCACCGTCATCAAACTCTGTGTAACCGTTACTATCTTCTAAATAAATTAATAAGCTATTATAGTTTTTAGAAAAATCATACTCATCATCAATTACATCTTGATGCATACCATAACCATAATGTGTTTTTTGTTTAAAGAATAAATTAATTTTTGATCTGCAAACATAAATACTTTTTTGTAATTTAGCAGCTTGTGGCTCAAGTAACATTTTTACCATTCTCGATGAACCTGGAAATATCTCTCTACCTTTTTCTATTAACACTCTTGTAAAATAAAAATCATCAGGATTATCTGTGCCATCACCTAATAAAGTCGGAGCTAGACTCCATGTAAATGCTGTGTTGTTTACCGTTTTTAGAATTTCTAAAAATTGTTCTTCAGGTAAATAATTATCTACTATTTCAAATTGTTTTTTCTTAGTCATAATTATTCCTGCGCAGCTATTTGAAAGTTAGCTGCAACTGATATTCTTTCACATTTAGTTTTAAATGGTGCAACTGAGTGATACATATTAAAAGGAAAAATTAAAAGCATACCTTCTTCTGGAAATATACGATAATTGTTTATTGAAAATGGTTTGTATTCTCCATGCATGATTGTTAACGCACCTGGACCACCACCTTTTAGTGAACCAACATATTTAGAATTTTCTTTTTTTAATGCCGCTGGAACAGATGTATATAACACACTAGATAGATTGCAGTTTGCATGGACATGGTTAGGGTTGCTTTCCATTTCTTTCATAAAATTAACCCATGCAGATACAATACCAACAGTATGTATATTTTCATTGTACCACTGCTTATGGGCTGTAGCATATTTCATTACATAAGGTTTTATTATTTCTAAATATGCTTCTTTATCAATTTCATATTCCTCATCAATGATACCTGCAAGATTAGTTTTGTGATCTCTTACTTTATCTTTTTTACAAAGCTTTTTAATTTTAGTTATGTCTTTTTTATTTACCTTTGTTTGAAATACCAAAGGACCCCAAAGATAGTAACTCCAACCTAAATCTGTTTTTTGATCTTTTCCGTTTTCCATAAATATACTTACTTAATTAAAATATTTCCTGCAATTGATATTCTGTCTTTTTTAGCTTTATAAAAAGGGTACACACAATGTAACAATGTTGATGGAAACATTATCATTTTACCCTCATAGCTTTTATCTATAAAAATCTTGTGGCCACATATCTGTCCAATTATGTTTGTGTATAATAGTTCAAAACAAGAATTATATTTTTCGTTGTCCTCATTTCCCTCTTGTTCTGCAAAAGGTATATCTACCCACATAGTATAACTCAAAAGTCCATCATGAAAATGATTAGAAAGATACTGTCCTGGTTTTTGAACATTGTACCAAGGATTTGTAAATACTAATTCTGTTGTAGACCTATTGTATCTTTTTATACTTTTAAAGTAATTATATTTTTTATCATACTCTGTAATTTTTTCTCTTAAAAATTTAAAAAGGATCTCTCTTGTTTTTATTAATTCATAATGATCAGCAATTTGATTCGAAGATATGCCAGTCGTGTACGAGGATCTATCTTTACTTAAACATTCTTTTTTTATTTTTTTAAAATCCTTGTCGTTTATCTTATCTATTAAAACACCAAAATTACTTAAATTTATTTCTTTCATTATTTTTGCTCCAAAGTTGTGGCAACGGGGACGTGAAAATAAAAAGTTGTAATTGTATATCTTCCAAAACCAATAGGTAATTTTGTATTCATTTTTATTTTTTTTACACCATGTTTATAATACGAGGGAAATATTACTAATCTGTTATGTTTGCTTTCTACTTTTTGATTAGGTTGCTCAAAATAAAAGTCTCCACCTTTATACTTTTTTGGTTTTTTATGAAACCATACTAAACAAGTAAATTGAAAAGTGTCTGTGTGGACATCATAAACGTCATTGTTTTCATAATAAGATACTAAGGAACTATCTCCATTTGTGCTAACAAAATTAATTGCATGTGGAAATGTTTTAAACAATAAATCGTGAAACTCTTTTGATTGTTGTTTTTTTAAAAATCTAACAATATTAGATGCAGTCCTATTGTTATAATTAAAAATATCTGCAAGATAAAACCTGTAAGATCTACCAAGTGGTTTACCTTCTTTATGAGCTACAATTGTTTCTTCAGCTCTTAAAGTATTATCTCTTCCTCTACTTGTAAGAAACTCTAATTCTTTCCAAACAGCATTCTCTTCAAATTTATTATACCAATTATCTACAATTAAATATGGAAAAGGTTCTCCAACATTACAGAATTTTGGTTTCCATTTATTTTTCATTTATAATCTCTCTTAATTGTTTAATAATTTTTCTGTAATTATAGTCAACTATTTCAAAATTAACTTTGGTGGGTTTTTCAAAAATCTTATTTGTATTTTCAAATCTTCCTTCTTTAATTGTATTTATCCAAACAATTATATTATAGTGGTTTCTAAATTTATCATAAGGACAAATAAAATCTACAACACAGTTTTTGTTTGCTATAGAACAAAGTTTTTGCATTCTATATGCTTGTCTAGATCTCGATCTTTCATCGAAACTCCAATCGTTAAACATAGTTCTAACTTGATCTCCGTTAAAATATGCAACATCTAAATCTTTACAAAGTTCTTTTGCAAAAGTTGTTTTACCAGAACCAGGTAATCCAAATATTAAAATATTCATACAAATGTAAATACGACTACTATCCTTCTCCCTTCTTTAGGATACCCTGCTGCATGATAATAACTACCGTTCCAACAAACGGCTTTTCCAAACTCTGGTTTTATCTCTATGATTTTATTTAAAGGTTTTTTTATTCTTTCTAAAGGCATTGTTGTAAATTGTTTTTTACTTGTATATTTTTTATCGTACACAATTGTATTACCCTCTGTTGTATTTAGATACAACATAAATACTTTGTGTTTAAAATTGTGATCTACGTGAGGATCTCCATGTTCATATTCACTAGGGTTAGTTAAATTTAAAACAGCCCTTGTTAAACCTTTTACTTTTAATTTGTGTATGGTTGCAAACCTGTCAAATATTTTTTCAAAAAATTCAAAGTGTCTTGAGTTAACTTCACCACGTTCTCTTATAAGAAGAGTATGAGAAAAAAATTGAAATTTATTTGTAGTTGCAACTTCTTCATAATACCATGGAAAATTATTACCTAATATTTCAAAATTAATATACTTAATCTCTTCATCTAATAAAACATTCTTAGTTTGAAAAAAATCTATTTTATGCATTTCAGTATTCTTTCTTTGACATTATATCTAGGTCCTAGATATATATTATTTATACTTTCTCGTCTAGTATCATTAGTTCTTTTATAGTAGTGATATTTAGCAGCTCCTAAAGATAAAGTTGCATCGTTAGAGATTGGATCAATAAAAAAATTATACTCAGGATAATGTTGTTTCATTAAACTGTTTCCTAAAATATTTAAAGCACACCCTCCAGAGAAAACTATATTTTTACATTTTGTTTTTAATTTTATGTATTCCATTTTTTTTAAAAATATTTCTTCCAAAGCTTGTTGTGCAAGAAAAGCAATATTAGCCATATGTTCAAAACTATTGCCCTTAAACTCTGGATAGTTTTTTAAATTAAAAGTTCTGTTCTGTGTAAAAACATTCATATTAACAGACTCTCCACACAAGAAATTTGGTAGATTACAAGGTTTTCCATATGCCGATAACCCCATTGTCTTTCCTCCTTCTAGTCTTCCAAACCCTAAAAACCAAGAAACTGTTCCATACATAATACCAATACTAATTCCATCTGATATATCTAAATCATAATTAGTTTTTATTTTAGCTGGATCATAAAAATTAAAATCATGCATGTTATGCATTACGTTTTTATAAATAGGTTTTAGTTTAGAATCGTATATTGATGCTACCTCTGATCCAACAAAGTCACCTATTTTAACATTTGTGCCCCAACCGTCTATGACTAAACAAGTTGCATTTTTAAAATTAGACAAATACAGAGCGGATGCTGCATGATATAAATGATGATTTTCATCATCAACAATTATTGTTTTTACTTTTTTTATCTTTTTTAATACTTTATCTATTTTCCATTGATCATAAAAATTTACTAAAATTAAATCTTCTATATCGTCTGGCAATAATTCTAATAATTTATCATCAAGAACAGAAGAGTGTTTCTTTCTATTTAATCTTTCTTCTTGTACAAAAGTATTTATTTTATAATCATCTAATATACACATAGATGCATCGTGTCCTGCTAAAGTTATGGCTACGGTTTTTCGCATAAAAATCTTTCTTCTGGAAAATATAAATAATTAATTTTGCTTTTTTTAAATGTTTCTAATGCATCTTCTGGTGTTTCAACCAGAGCATCTCCTGCTAAATTAAAAGATGTATTTAATAACATAGGCACTTTAGTTTTCTTATAAAAACTCTCTATTATTTTATAATAATTTTCATTTTGTTTTTTAGTTACAGTTTGTATTCTACAAGAACCGTCTTCGTGTATTACTGCAGGAATTAAATCTTTATCACCAATGCATTTAAAAGAAAAAGTCATGTAAGGAGATTCTTCCATACCTAACATATCAAACCATTTACTTGCTTCTTGTTGCAACACACTAGCCGCTAAAGGTCTAAACATCTCTCGACCTTTCATTACATTCATAATGTTTTTGTTATCTTTATTCATAGGAGACATTAAAAAAGATCTATTACCTAAAGCTCTTGGACCAGCCTCAGATCTTCCTTGATAGATTGCAACAATGTGATTATTAATCAGTAAGTTTGCTACGTGCTTTGACGCAATATCTTTTAATAGCTTCATTTAATGGACCATATCTTTCTAGTAAACTTGGTGGGCAGAATTCGTTGTAATCATATTCAACACGATTTATTTTATCTGTCCTTATTGTAATTAAATCAGGAAACTTTGATAACTCAGCCACTGTTCCAGGTTGGTCTAAGTTTGTAAATCTATGTTTAAAATATGGTATTTCTAAATGTTTATAAATAGCTTTCATTACTTCTTCAGGTCTTTCACAAAGATCATAGTAATGTATAAATTTTAAACTAGGTGCGTTTCTTGCATTTACATTATCAATGCATAGGTTAGTATTTCCTATTCTTCCATACTCTCCCATATTAAAATCAACATAAGCTTCTACATCTTTTGGTTTATCAAATTTAACCCACGACGATATAATTTCTTGTAGTGGTCTAACTAGACATATAAACTTACCTGGAGGTGTAAAATTACATTCTCTTAAAATTTCATAATTATCAGGAGTTCCCCACGAGCCTTGGTCTAAAATATACTCAGCTTCTATGGGTTCATAGTATAAATTAAAAACTTGTTTTATAGTTCTTCTTAAAGCTTCATAGTCAGACAGCTCACGGTATATTTGAAGTTCTTGAATGCTAAATATTCTATACATTATTTCTGCCGTAATAGAATTAGGCGTCATGTGAAAATTTGGATTTTGACTAATAATAGATCTTAAAAGTGTTTGACCACTTCTAAAATAACCAATATTAAAATGAACTTTCTTAGCTTTCATCTAAGTAAGTTATAACAAAAATATTATTTTTGTCTAGACTTAGTCAGGAAAATAAAGATCGCTAGAGTTAGGATCAAAAGCTTTAGTATTAGTTCCTTTATCTAAATGATCAGGGTGAGTTTGTATTTCTGATAAAACCCATGATGTAGAAGCTTCGTCCCATACATAACTAGGTCCATCTTGAGGTGGATCACTAGGTGGCATCCAACATTTTGTAGTTTCATTATAAACAAAAGAAGGATTGTCTACAGGTTTTTGTTGTCTGAATTCATCTATATCTGCGTGATACTTATCTTGTAGGTCTGCAAATTTATGTCTAAAGTTTGCATTGTATGAAGTTTGAACCCAAGTAGCTGATTGATCATTATATAAGTCTCTTAAAAATTGAATACCTAAAGACTCTTGTTCATTGCCACTATCATCAAGAATAACGTCGTTGTTTACAACAACCTTATCTACAACAATATTGTCGTCATCTAATTTTACGAAGTGTGCCATTACGTTGTATACGATCCCCCACCTGTAAATTTCATAACTTTGTGTCCGCCATCAGTTGTAACTGTTGGAGATCCAGTAGTTTGGTTTGTAAATTTAGAAGTAGGAACTCTTATTATAACAACGCCCGATCCTCCGCTACCACCGGAGTTACCATTCTGAGGTGCATGAGGTCTTCCGGAACCTCCGCCACCGCCGCTTCCTGTATTTGATGAAGCTCCTTGACCAGAAACATTAGCACCATGTAATCCTCCTGCGCCACCTGCTGCAAATGTAACTTGTTGACCTATAACTTGAATATCGTCTTGACCGCCCGGGCCGCCGCCACCGACTCCAACTCCGCCGCCACCGCCACCGGATCCAGCCGGTTGATTTGATGTTCCTCCATCGAAACCTTGTGGTGGAGTTGTAGCAGGTACGTTTCCTTGTCCCGCTTGTCCTCCAAACGTAGAATTACCGCTTCCAGAGGCCCCATCAGCCCCGTTAAGAGCGTTTCCTCCTCCTGCGCCTCCTGCACCCCCTGCCGACGCTATCGTGAATCCTGCGCCTTGTACGGCCGATTGTTGGCCTGCATTGTAGGGGTTACCACCATTTGAGCCTGCTCCACCGCTACCAATTGTAACTGTAATAGTTTGACCTGGTGCTGGATAAGCATCTTCGGCAGTTCTAAATCCGCCCGCGCCGGCTCCTCCGCCGCCAGAAGCTGGATTTCCAAATCCGCCTCCGCCGCCACCACCGACAACTAGGAATCTAATAGTTGGATTTGATCCTCCAGATCCAAATCCTAAGACATTATAACCAAAGGATCTTCCTCTTGTTGATCTTTTTTTATTTGAACCTTTACCATCTATGACTAATGGATTGTCAATTTTTCTCATGTGTATTCTCCTTATACGTCGTTAGCTGCGTCAGTAGTAAAGAATAACTTGATACCTAAAAGTTTTGCATCAGCTGTTAAACTATCTTCTGACACATCTCTTGATATTTGAAAGAACACCTGTTCATCTGTGCTAGGTGAACCTGCAATAGTTACTGCACCACTTTCTGCTGTAACATCTAAATCGTTTGCTGTCCCACTGTGAGCTTTTGCTGTTGGTGCAACTTGTGTACCAAAAGCTGTATTACAAGAATCATCATCTGCAATAGCAACACCAGATAAACCCCAAGAAACAGTACCTGTGTTTGTAGAATCAGCTGTAAAAAATGCTTGGAATGTTACTGTGCCTTCGTTCCATGATTTAGGAAATGCAACAGCAAACTGAGCAAATTCATCTGAGTCTTTATCAAAATCTAAAGTTTTAATTTCTGGTCCGTTGGACAACTCTGTTTGTGCTAAATCTGCACAACCGTTTGTACTGTTAGCATACATAGCAACTGCTGGAACCCAAATAGTTTCTTTACCTGCAATCTTAATTGCAGCCGTATTGTCTCCTCCGTCTACTGCTTGAGCAACACCAGTTCCGTTTGGAGATATTGTTATGTTTCCATTTGACCCATCTGTAATTGTAATATTACCAGAGTTTGATCCTGAGTTAGTATCTAAAACAAGATCGTGCGCACCATCAGTTGTTAGAGTTGCAGCAGCAGATCCTGTTCCAATTCTAGTTTCTCCAGTGCCTTTTGGTTTTATGTGAACATCAACGTTTGTTTCTCCACTCGCACCTAAGATTGGTGGATTACCTGTTGCAGCGTTAGTTACTTCTAATTCGTTTACTGCTGAAGATGTTGTTTGAAATATAATCTGTTCGTTTCCATTTGCGTCTGCAATAAAACCTGCGTCTGCAATCTTTGGAGCTGTTAAAGTTTTGTTTGTTAAAGTATCAGTGGATGAAGCAGTTATAAATCCACAATCATCAATATCTGGATTTGTTCCATCATTAGCTGTAGCATAAACTAATTTTACTGCACCAGGAGCAAGAGTTACACTGTCCCCTGATCCTGAAACATATTTGAATACTACGTTTTGTGATCCACTTGTTGAATTTTTTAAAATGTATGCTTGTTGAACATCGATAGGTATAGTTACGTTTCTTGATCCACTTAATGATCCTGTAAACTCTATAATTCTGTGCGCAAGAGTTGCACCTGTTGAACCATCAGATACTGAAAGATCTGTATCTCCTGAATCTGATACTGCTTGTGTAGTAAAACCACCAGTGATTTGCTCAACTAGTTGTAAATTAGTATTAGTCTTCGTCCCCCATGTACCGGCATTTTCTCCGGTTGCTTGAAGTTCTACCCCTAAAGGTGAAAATGTTGATGCCATAATTTTTATCTCCTATTACGCTGCTACATCTGTATAACTTGTATTAGAACCTGTGTCAACAGCTTGATACGCTTGTATTCCAAAACCATCTGCAGTGCCAAATCCAGCAACAGAAGCAGTTGCTTCTACTCCTGTTAATCCTACCACATCTGCAGGTGATATTGATCCAACAGAAAATGTACCTGTTTGACCTGCTAATCCTACAGCCATGTCAGCAACAGTTACTGATCCAACAGACAATGTAGCTGAAATTCCTGTTAAGTCAATAAGTTCTATATTCGCTACTACAACACTTCCAACACTTAATGTTGATGATACACCTGTTAATCCTACTACATCTGCAGGAGATATTGATCCCACACTAAACGATGCAGACTGACCTGTTAATCCTACAGACATGTCCTCAACACTAACTGATCCAAGAGAAGCTGTTATAGCTTGTCCAGATAAAACTCCTGTAAAATCTATTATTGGAGTTGGTGATCCAACGCTAGCAGTTGCTGATTGTCCTGTTAATCCTACAACATCAGCAGGATTTAAAGTAAACATTCCCCAACCGTTATCTCCGTAAGATGCATTACTCCAACCGTTAGCACCTAAGTCTGATACGATTGCATCAGGTGCAGTTACTTCCACAGTTAAACCAGAAAAGCCCCAACTTTCAAAATTCCAAGTATCTCTACCCCAACCTTGTTCTGGAAATGCAGTTAATGATCCAACAGAAAAAGTTGCTTCTACTCCTGTTAATGTAACGACTGGGTTATGACTTTCTCCCCAAGGCTCTTCACCATATTCAGCTCTACCCCAACCTGTATTAGATCCTGAAATTACAGTCCCTAAAGATACTGTTGCAGATACACCTGTTAATTGTGCTACTTCGTCATTAGCTTGACCCCATGATCCACCTGTGTTCCATGCATCAACACCCCAACCACTTGTAAAAGCTTCAGTCGTTCCCCAACGACCTGTGCCCCAGGTTGTTCCTGATTGATTCCAAGTGTTTGCCATAAGGAGGACCTCCTTATGCTAATCTTATGATTGCGTTAGTTGCGTCAGCTGTTGGAAATTGAATTGTAAACGTACCAGATGATACAGTTTTATCACCACCAAAAGCAATAGCAGCTACTGCTTTGTTTGATTGTGATGAATTATAAATTAATGCACCATTAGCTGTGAAAGATGCTGAAGTAAAACTAACGTCTGCAAAATCACAGATAGCTGTCGTGCTATCTGTTGTAGGAGTAACGCTTGTTAGAGTTGCACCACCTGATGTGTATGCAGTTCCAGATGAGTTAGTAATTTCGTTAGTTGTTGCAAAAGCTGTTGTGCCTGCACCTAAAGTTGCAGAACTTGTAAATAAAGCTATTTTAAAAGTATTTCCTGTAGTTGCTGTAAAGTTGTGTGTTCCAACTAAAAGCTCTTGTTTAAAACTTGTGCATATTGCAGATGTTATTGCCATAATTTTTCTCCTACGGGTTTGCTGAGGTTACCGGTATACGAATAGCGCCATCAGTATAGTCATCTCTTCGTCTTCTACCAACTTGCTCGTTAGCAAACTTTTGTACCTCTTGTTTATATTTATTTTCATATAATGTCAACATGTCTATCGGACCTTTTAAAAACCCATATGCCTCCGATAAACAACAATATAATAGCCCATTTGGAAAATTAAGACTAATATAATTGGTGTCATTATTTTCTAATAATGCAGGGGCTGCATTGTAATGAACTCTAAATTTATACGTTGTATCAGGAACTGGTGCAAACATCATTCTTCCTGACGTGGTATCAGACTCCCCTGTAGCACCACCAAACATAGCATAATATTTAGGTTGTCCTCTTTTAGCTGATTCTGTTGAAGATACATATTGTTGTAGATATGTGATGTCTTTTTTTTCTAACCATACATTAGGTCCAGTTATAGCTGAAGTAGAATCATACACTTGTATTCCTCTAATAAACACAGCGCCTGCTGGAGCGTTAATCGTTTCTTGACCTGTAACTAAATTACCTGATTGTTGTTTTCTATCAGCGTCTATAGGCACATCTCTAAATATTCTGTATTGTGCATTTAAAATTATATTTTCTAAAACACTATCTGATAAAACATTAGAATCTGTTTCTGTGTAACTTCTAATCTGTGTTTTTAATCCTGATGCACTTAATCCAGCCATTATACTACTCCTGCTACTTCTTTACAGATAGGACAACTTTTTTTGTATCTATTATGTGTTGCACATTTTACAGCTTTGCCATCTTTATCTGTATATAAAATTTCTGGTTCTGGAGCTTCTTCATATAAAACTAAATGCTCATCTGTTTCTGGACATGCACATTGTTTTATTCCTAATATTTTACAAATAAAATTTTTTATTTTTTTAATCATGCTGTTACCGTTACTGGTCCCGCCGATGCAGAACCGCCTCCTCCTGTTTCACTTATACTAGATGTTGTAGCTGTTGCAAAGGTATAATTATCATCATCTACTTTAGTAATTGTGTATCCCGTAGATAAATTTATTGTTGCTGCAGCCACACCTCCAACAACATTTGCATCTCTAAATCTAACAGTATCACTTGTTGATCTACCATGATTTGGTTCATTGACTGATATGGTTGTTGATCCATTTGTTGTTGTAAAAGGATTTAATGGTAAAATTTTAGGTACAGCGCTTTCTATTCTATCAGGTCTTACATGTCTTAATGATATTGAATCACCGTTCATAGGTTTTGGTTCTAATTGTGGTTGCTTTGGTTCAAACTCTGACACATGCACAAATGATCCATTCCATTCTCTGACCATTTCTTTGTATGGAAACTCCATACCTGATCTATCTGATATTGCTCTTGCGTATTTTCCTGTTGCGTACTTTGCCATTATGCTCCTGGGTAATATGCTTTAGGTGTTATGTATGTGCTAGAAGCTGAACCATCTTCTGCTAGTGCTCTAGCTAATTCATCTTCATAAGCTAATTTTGTAGCTTGAATTAAATTTGGTTGATATTTTTGTGATAAATAATATGCAAGTCCAGACACCATACAAGGCACAAATCTAAATGGCACGTCTGTTGCATTAGTATAATCTCCAACATCTTGAATTCTTTTTATAAAAAAGAAATGCATATCTTTAGATGCATTTGTTGAGTCTGGTGTTGGATAAATGTGTATTGTAACTTTATCTATAAATCTCTCTACCCAATATTGATTTGGAGTTCCTTTAGATAATTTGTTTGAAAACCCTGCATAAGTAGATCTGTCTACCTTTGTCATTGGACTATCTGATTGTGTTGTTTGTGTTCTATTAGATCTTAACTGTGCTTCAAGGACATCGGATATACCAAAAACACTTGCTGGGTCTGTAGTTGTTGCAGATGTACCATCGCCACTCGCTCTAAAAAAGTCGTAGTCTGCCTGACCTTCTATTAGATCTAGATTAGTAGAACCTACTTCCCAGTAATGAATACCTCTATTACCCCATTCTTGAAATAGAATATTAAGAGATCTTCTAGCAGATTTAAGTTGATAACCTGCTACAGAATTTAATCCAATACGTTCGAAAGCATCTTCTATTATTTCTTCAATAG